ATGATTATTTTAAAATTTATGTAGAAAAGCCATTGGGTTCAACTCATTCTATTGTTGTTAACAAAGCTGGAGTGAGTTATAATAAAGAGAAAATTAGTACATTTGATTTCCCTACTATGCCTAAATTAAAAAATGGCTTAAATTGCTTAAAATTTAATAAGAATACTACTACTCATGTAGAAATAAGATATGTAGAGAGGTATTAAAGATGATAAAACTGTATGATAAAAATGAGTTTATCAAAGCGGTTGAAGTCAAGAATCTACAAATCACTAAAGAGCTTGGAACTGGGTATAAAACAGCTCAGTTTCAAGTTCCATATATAGATTGCAGACTTAAAGAGGAAATGGAAGTTGAAATTGACGACTACCTTTATAGAATTAAAGAAGTTAATATGGAAACTAATGACCTCTATGATGTTTACTGTAAGCCACAATGGGGCAAATTATCTCGCAAATCAATAGACAGTCTAACTGGTTATAATATGAGTTTAAAGAAATGCTTAGATATCGTATTAGAAGATACAGACTGGACTTATGAGTTTGAACAAGAGGTAAAAGGTAGCTATACAGTCAGCATCAGCCGCAAAACCGCATTAGAAGCTCTTTCTTCTCTTGTTGAATTATATGATGTAGAAGTTGAATACGATACTAAAAACAAGAGAATAAAGATTTGGAATACAAAAGGTGAATATAAAGAATCGTTCTTCTTTAATGAAACTAATCTTAGCTATTGTAAAGTACAATCAGATACTTATGATTTAGTAACTAGATTAATACCAATAGGAAAAGATGGCAAGACAATTCAATTAGTTAATAATAATTGTATGTGGATTGAGGACTTTAGTTATACTGATGAAGTAATTGTGGGGTATTATGTAAACACTAATATAGAAAGCGCGGATGACTTGCTTAAAGTTGCTAAGGTCAAGCTCAAAGACGCAGCACAGCCCGCAACCGCATATAAAATTAGAATTGTTGGTTTGACTTCTTCTTCTCTTGATACTGGTGATACTATTAAAATTATAGATGAGATTAAAGGAGTAAATAGAGATTTGCGCATCAAGAAGATTGTGATATTCCCAGACCAGCCTGATAAGAGTTTCTTAGAAGTTGGTAGAATTGAAACTTCTTTTGATGATATATATAAACAATATACAGATGCACAAAAGATTGTAACAGATAATGTATTGAAGAATTTATCCGAGCTTAATAAGTTATATTAAAATTAAACTTGGTTAGAAAGGAGAAGGCTTCATGGATATTAGTACAATTACATCTCTTATTTCTACTGTTGGTTTTCCTATTGTTGCGGTAATTGCCTGCGCTTGGTTTATCTATTGGATTGTTAGTAACCAAAGAAAAGACTATAATGAAAGAATTGAGGAAATTCAAAAGGAAGCAACAGCAAGAGAAGACAAAATGTACGCGCAATTAGATAAGTTTAATGATACTTTAAGTAAATTTAATGAAACTCTAATTCGTATTGATGCTCGTTTATGTAATCTTGAAAATAAACATCAAGAGTAAAAAGAAAAGGGAGTCTCTTAATTGAGGCTCCCAATTTTTTAGATTGCGGCAACCCTTGCTTTAAGGCTCTTTATATCTAGTTTTAAGCTACCATAAATCTCAGCAACCGCATTTGTTTGGTATTAAATATCTTTCTATTGTATATCTATCCATGAGCTTTTGTAATTGCTCGTCTAAGTAATAATAATAATTATTATAAGGGAAAATATCATATTCTCCTAAATAATTTTGTAAATTTATATTATATATTGCTATCCATTTCCGCTTCATACTATCTCTCCAAATATTTTTCTAATGTACCTTTGCGCATCCAATCTTTATAATCATCCCCATAATAATCATGGTATAAGTTTTCTTTTGTATAAGAGGTATGAGTATTATAATATTCAATATATCCCTTTAAAATCATTACCTCTAAGTCTAAATTTATTTCTCTCATTTTCTTTTTCTCCTTTTGATTTGTAGTCTTATAAATCAAGACTAAATACTTCCACTCCTTTAAATACTTTTACTTAAAAGTGTTCCGGGGATATTAAAATAAATATATATATCCCCGGAACACTTTTAAGTAAAAGTATTAAGAGTAGTAGTAGAATTAAACTTGTTCCATATAATCTTCAATCACCGCAAAAAGTTCATCAATTATATCTCCGCTCCTCCATGCGTTAAATACAAAAGAATAACATCTATAATAGCAGCAATGAAACTTTGACCATAAAATTCTTTGAGCATCCTTAAAAGGATATTTCTTTAATAAATCAGTTCTCATTTCTTTATATTCTTCATACCCAGCTTCAAGTTGCTCATCACCGCTGACCGCATCTCTACAAATCTTTTTATCTCCATTTGCATCTACTATTGTTGTAGAACACCACACTTCAAAATTAGAAGTATCTTTAACTATTTCACCATATTCCATTAACTTATTAGTCCATTTGCGCAATGTTCTTTCAGTTACGTTGATGTCATAATTCATGTTAAGTAAATCTGCTCTTTCTTGCCAAGGTGCCATATTATATTCTTCAAAGTGCATTAAGCAATAGAGAAAGATAGCAAATTCATGCGGATTGACCTGACTATCAATCCCTAAAAGTCTAACTAAATAAGTTATCTTTTCTTGCGGTTCTTGCGGAATCCACAATATAGTTACATCTTTTCTTGTATAGATGTAATCATCTTCTTCAAAACCCAGGTTAGCCATTCTCCTTACGAGTTTTGCTTTAAAATTTTTATCTTTAGCATCTAATTGGAAGATATTAGCCATTTCTTCCCTAGAATACTTTCTCTTTTCAAAATAAATCATTTTACCATTCTCCTTAAATATGCGCGCGGGCTTGGGTTAATCCTCCTCAAGCCGCATTCCCGCAATTATTTCTTTCATTCTTAGCTCTTGTTCTAAATATTTAGTGAGCTTTTCTGTGTTCTCTTGGTTCATATTATCACGATAACCGCACATGAAGTTTCTTAATACTCCATAGCTTATATCAGCTCTTGTTGCTATTGCTTTATAAGTCATACCTTCTTTTTTAAGGTCAATAATTGTTTCTTTAATTTCGCTATAAGTCATCATAATTTTTCTCCTTTACTCTTTACCTCTTGTTACCTCTTTTGACTCATTTGTCACCTTAATTGCTAAGGAGAAGAGGGGTAGGTTGGTCAGGTCCCTACCCCTCTTAGTAAAATGACTACAACGAGTCTTCGCTATAATGCTTTTTTACAATTTATAAAAGGAGGTAACAAGAAAATTGGCTACTCTTTTCTTGTTCATATATATTTAAAAATTGTAGTGGACATTTTATATACATTTGTCCAAAGTTACTATAGATTTATTTTATACTTATATTATACCAAAAATTTTTAGACTTGTCAAATAATGCTGCGGATTGACTTCTTACAATGACCACCATAAATAGTTGGTACAATCGAGTTAAGAGGAGGCATATATTTGGATATCCAATAATCTTCTCTAGCACTAAGTACATCTTTATCGCAGAACTCAAGTTCTCTACACGAGATATTATGCCCCTTTAAGAGGGCTTCCCGCATTTTAACATATTTTGGTCTATTGTATTCTTCTGCTTCTTCACATATTGTATTAGCTTTATGTGCAATGAAGCGATGGAGCATATCAGTTGATTTCCCCACATAGATAATTTTTTCATCACAGAGGATACAGTAGATACCTGACTTTTTATCATACTGTGCTTTTGTTTCCTCTGATGTTTGAGCATATAGCTCTTGAACCAAGTTGTAATGTTTTTCTGTCATTTTATTTTCTCCTTTTGTTTATGTAATATTATTATGGGTGAAGGTTTTTTCTTTCCCCTTCATATATATATGAAAATTCTTGTGACTACTCCAATCAAATTTGTCCTGACTTGCAAAAAAAATTTTTGCTTGACATATCAGAAAATTTTTGATAAGATTAAAGAATAAAGAACTGGACAATTTTTATTAAGAGTGGTAGTTGTATTTTTAAGTACAATAGAAGAATAAGAAAGGAGAACTGTATATGAGCTTTAAGAACTATACCTCAGTCAATAGGAAAATAAATCCTAAGACATGGGAAAAATATTATGCGGTTGCCGATGCTTGGTTGACTAATGGTTATGATTCAGCTGCAGCTTATATGTCAGTTTATCCTAATTGCACTAATAGGAAAACCGCAACTGATGCGTTCTGCAATATAAAGAAGATTCCTGAGATTAAGGAATATATTGCAGAACAGAGACAAGCGGCATTTGATTCTAAGTGCATTGACCTCACAAGGGTCACAGAAGAACTTGCTAAGATAGCTTTTTCAGATAAAGCAGATGAATATATTTCAACTACCAACAGAGTAAAAGCACTAGACATTCTATTAAAAAGCCTTAAAGAAGATGAAAAGAATCTTCACGAACAGAATGATACAGTAGTTGTAGAACTTGAGGAGGATGCTGATGAAGATAATTCTCAAGAAGAATCTGTTTAATGCAAGCTATCTTCCTTTATTCAAGGATTACAGTAAGAGGTATGAAATTTATTATGGAGGTGCGGGAAGTGGCAAGTCAAAGTTTGTAAGCCAGAAACTCGTATTTAAGGCTATGCAAAGCAAGAGAAAAGTGCTAGTCTTAAGAAAAGTTAACCGCACTACAAAGAACTCTACATTTCAACTATTACAAGATACATTAGAAGATTGGCATTTGCTTAATCAATGTAAAGTAAATAAAACTGATTTTTCTATTACTTTACCTAATGGTTCTACATTTATTTGTATGGGTTTAGATGACCAAGAGAAACTTAAATCTATTGCTGGAATTACTGATGCATGGCTAGAAGAAGCTACAGAATTTACACAAGACGACTTCAACCAAGTTGATTTACGTATTAGGGAGAAAGTCGCAAATAGCCAACTGATATTAAGTTTCAATCCAGTTAGTAAAGCTAATTGGTGTTATCTTGAGTTCTTTGCGGAAAACCCTGCCTTAGAGAGCTTTAGAGCGGGTTGCCGCATAATTCAAACAACTTATAAGGATAATAGGTTTCTACCTAAAGAGTATATTGACTCTTTGCTTTTGTTGAAAGATACCAACCCAGTTTTCTTCAAGATTTATGCAGAAGGTGAGTTTGGTAGCTTGGATAAACTGGTATACAATAACTGGCAAACAATGGATTTTGATTATAAAAAGATTAAAGGTGAGCATTGCGTTGGACTGGACTTTGGATTCGTGAACGACCCCACCGCATTAATCTGTTCTATTGTTAATCAAGAGGAAAAAAGAATTTATATTTATAAGGAATGGGGAGGACAAGGCTATCTTAATGATGCTATTGCTAACCAAATTATAGATATGGGTCTAGCTAAAAGTACTATAATCGCGGATTCCGCAGAAACTAAATCAATAGAAGAAATTAAGAGATTTGGTGTTAATAGAATTAAACCTTCAGCTAAGGGTGGAGGTTCTATTTTACAAGGTATTCAGCGAGTACAACAGTATGAGATAATAGTTCATCCCTCTTGTTTACATACTATTGAAGAATTACAAAACTATTCTTGGAAGAAAGATAAACAAACTAATGAATATGTGAATGAACCTGTTGATAAGTTTAACCATTATCTTGATGCCTTGAGATATAGTTTACAATGTATTGATGATAGAACACATATTCAAACCATGAATAAAAATCTATTATTCTAAAAAGGAGATAATAAGAATGTTTAGATTAAATTCTAAAGATGAGCTTACTACAGATGTGGTTAAGCGCATTGTTAATAAGTTTAGGGCAAATGAATTGCCTAGACTAAAAAAATTAAATGATTATTACTTAAATAAAACCGATATTTTGAAGAGAGTGCAAGCGGATTCTACTAAACCTAATAATAAAGTAGTTCATCCATATGCGCAATATATTACTGATACTCTTACTGGTTATTTCATGGGTGAGCCAGTAGCTTATTCTAGTAATGATGATATTACTGATTTAAAGATGGTCTTTGAGTATAATGATGAACAGAATGAAGATATGGAATTAGCCAAAGCCGCATCTATTTATGGTAGAGCTTGGGAATATATGTATTATGATACAGATGGTTCTTTACGTTTTACTTCTGTTGATACAAAAGAGATTATTCCTATTTATGGTTCAACAATAGAAGATGAATTGATTGCGGTCATCCGCTCTTATGAACAGTATGACGTAACCAAAGACCGCACAGACCTAATTACAGAGGTTTATACAGACAAGAATATTTATACTTATACTAGTTCTGTTACTCTTGATACTCTGACTATGGTTGGTATTGTAGAACATTCATTTGCTACTGTTCCTTTTGTTGAGTATCGTAATAATGATGATTTAACTGGTGATTTTGAAGGTGTTATGAGCCTTATTGATGCTTATGATGCTCTTGTATCTGATGATTTAAATGACTTTGAGTATTTTTGTGATGCTTATTTAGCTTTATATGGTTATACTGCTGATGCTGATGACATTAGAGAAATGAAAGAGAACAGAGTCTTACTGATGGATGCTGATACAAAAGCTGAATGGTTAATCAAGAGCGGTGATAGTGCTGGTGTTGAGACAGAGAAGAGCAGAATTGAAACAGACATACATAAGTTCTCTAAGACTCCAAACGCAAATGATAGTAACTTTAGCTCTAATACATCTGGTGTAGCAATGAAGTATAAGTTACTTGGAACTGAGAACTTAGGTAGTATCAAGGAACGCAAATTTAAGAAGGGTTTACAGCGCAGACTTGAAATTATAAGTTATATGTTCCAGCTCACTAATGTAGGTAAGTTAGATTGGTTGTCGGTTGATATTACCTTTACTCGTAACTTACCTGTGAACGAGACCGACATTGCGAGCATGATCAACGACCTTAATGGCATCGTATCTAAGAAGACTTTAGTTGCTCAGTTACCATTTGTTGATGACGCAGAAGCTGAAGTTGAACAGCTAGAAAAAGAAACTGCTTCTAGCATCTATTACACCGCTAATCTTAGTGGGCAGAATGAAGAGACTGAGGTTGAAGAGTAATGAACTGGAAAACCGCACACTCTATAAATCAAAAGACTTTTAGTATTGGTGCGGGTTGGGAAGCTAAAATAGTTTCTTTGCTATTGTTATTAAGTAAGAATAAGGACAAGAAAAGTAATGTAGAAAAAGCTGTTCTTATTTCTTACTTAGAACAAGAGCTAGATAAAATAAAAAACGCGGAAATGGAGGCTTTAGACAACATAACCGCGCTTGCTTATCCCTATGCTAGAAACGCAACATTACTTGAGTTAAATGGTCCAACTTATCCTTCTCTTTCTATTGGCTACTCTAGCAGTTGGTGCCAAGATGGAAAGAATTGGAAGGAAAGAGTTGTTAATAATATAGAAGCTACAAAGTCAGAACTTGAGGGGTTAATATTAGGTTTTGATGGAGACCCTATTGTATTGATGGGGTTGATTGATGATGTTCTTAAGAAAGCTCAAAATGAATGGAAGAGATTATTAAGAACAGAGATTGAGAGTTGTTATGTTCAAGGAGCAAGAGATGCAAACTTAATGAAGGGTGCTCGCTATGCGGTAATTGAGAATGATAACCCTTGTGATGAGATATGCGCGGAAATGGTTGGTGAACATGAAGTTAGCCTTTATGGAACTTTAGGTATTGACCTTCCACCTTATCATCCTAATTGTCAATGTGTATTTTTAGGAGTCTTTGAGGACAACTTTTGATAATTGGGTTTTTGGATTTTTTAATAACTATAGAAGATAATTGAGGGGCAATAACTTAACTGTTATAAGGGAAGCTATAGTGCAACTCAGAAGGAGAGTAAACATGGAAGATATTAAAGATACTACTCAGGCAGAAACTAAAGAACAAGAAAATGTTGAGGTTAAAACTTATACTCAAGAAGAAGTAGATAAACTTATTCAGCAGGCAGGAGATAGACGCGTGTCTCAAGCCCAAAAGACTTGGAAGAAACAACAGGAAGAGGCAGAGAAATTAGCAGCCATGACCGCAGAAGAAAAAGTCGATTATGAGTATAAACAAAAGCTAAGTGAATTGGAAGAGCGTGAATCCAATTTAGCTAAACGTGAATTACTTGCGGAAACCGAAAAACAGCTTGCTCAGAAGGGTCTACCAAGCGAGGCAGCCGCATTTATTGTTGCTGTTGATGCAGAAACTACAAAATCTAACATTGATGCTTTTGCGGAAATGTTCAATAAAGCTGTTGAATCAGCTGTTACAGGTAAGATAGGGACAGGTGCTCCTAAAGCTAAGACTGGTTCAACTGGTATTACAAAAGAAGAATTTAAGAAAATGAGTTTAGCCGCACAAGCTGAACTATATCACACTAACAAAGCTCTTTATGATGAGCTGAGTAAATAAGTAAAGGAGATTAAATTATTATGGCAAACACTGTATATGAGAACATTGTTCTTGCTAATAAAATTGAAGACATTTTAGCTACTTCTGTTGATTTGTCTAATTATATGACTGTTGATACTAGCATGGTTGAATCCGCTGGTATGAAGAAAAAGATTAATACCTACAAGGCAACTGGTGATGTTGAAGACCTTGAGATGGGTAAAGGAAATACTGGAGATATTGGTGTTAGCTTCACTACTGCTGAATATGAAGTTAAGACTACTCAGGGTAGATTCCAATACTACGATGAGCAGGCTATGACTGACCCAATGGTTGTTGAAGCTGGTCTTGATGGTATTGCTAAGACTATTGTTAATGACTTCACAAAGAAAGCAATCGCTGAATTTGGTAAAGCTACTTTAACTGTTTCTGGTAAAGCTAACTTTGATACTATTGTTGATGCTATTGCTAAGTTAGATACAGAAGATGAGTCTGGTTTATTCTTACTTATCTCTCCTACTGACAAAGCTGCTTTCCGTAAATCTCTTGGTGATGACCTTAAGTATAGTGAAGGTTTCGCACGCACTGGTTATATTGGTTCTGTTGCAGGTGTTCCTGTAATCGTTTCCAAAGCTGTTACTGCGGGTGAGGCTTATCTTGCTACTAAGGAAGCTGTTACTGTCTTCATTAAGAAAGACACAGAGGTTGAGCAAGAAAGAGATGCAGATACTCGTAACAACAAAGTATTCATCCGTAAAGTCGCTGTAGTTGCTTTAACCAATGCTAATAAGGTGGTTAAGATTACACTTGGTGGGGCTGAAGCCTAATTCTTAATCCCTAGCAATTATGCCCCTAGGGAACAATAACCCTAGGGGCTTTATTTTTTTATCAAGTTATAAGGAGAATAAAACATGACAATAAATGAAAAAGTTCTTGTTTTAGTAGGGCAAACCGCACATACCGCACAAATTGATGCCTTAGTTGAAATGTGTAAAGATGAAGCCTATCAGTATTGCAATTTGAGCGAGTATAATGAAAAACTTGATAATGCAGTTGTTCAGATGGTGATTGAGAGATACAATAGGCTTAACAACGAGGGCATTTCAAGTTCTAATGCTTCTACTATTGATGAAACCTTTATTGATGGATATTCTAAATCAACTATTTCTATGTTGAATAAGAATAGAAAGGTGAAGGTAATTAGAAATGCAAACTAAAACTATTACAAAAATTCAAACTACTTATATTCCTGATGGACAAGGTGGTTATACAGAAGAAACAACAGAACTTGGTACTTATGATGTAAAATTATCAATAGGTAGCAATGTTCAAGAAGCTACAGCTTATGGTGTTTCTGTTGAGCAAATATTGAAAGTAATTGCGGACTTGCCCCTAATGGACGAGGCTGCTAGTTTATATATGTTACAGGGTCCAGCTGGTTTAGATGGAACCCCAGGTAAAGACGGTAAAGATGGTACTATTAGTTTTGATGACCTTACTCCAGAACAAAAGGCAGAATTAAAAGGTGATACTGGTCCTCAAGGTCCTAAAGGTGATACTGGTGAAAAAGGTGCGGATGGTGCCCAAGGAGAGCAAGGACCTCAAGGTGAGAAAGGTGAAAAGGGAGATACTGGTAGCCAGGGAGCAACGGGTCCCGCAGGTCAAGATGGTGTTTCTCCTTCTATTGTTGTAAAGACTAATAATTCTAGTCAATATGTTCTTACTATCAAAACCGCAGATGATGAATTTGATACTCCTAACTTAAAGGGTAAAGATGGTTCTGGTGATGGTGGTGGAGGGACTGGTGTTGATGGTGTTACTTTCACTCCTTTTGTTTCAGAAGACGGTATTATTAGTTGGACTAATGATGGTGGTCTTGATAATCCTACTCCTGTTAATATTAAGGGAGAAAA